AGGGATCGATGATGGCGGTGTTATGCTCATAGGTTCTCCTCAAAGAGTGGTGCTGTGTTATTGATAAGGGCTGTAGCGATTACAGTAGTTACTACATCGCTATTTGGAAGGCTATAGGTAATAGTTACAGATACGGTTTCTGAGTAAGTGTCAAATGTAGTCACAGTATTTACTAGTTTTAACTTAGTTAGTTGAGACCCAAAAGCATTAGTAACTTCATTTTTGATCTCTGCTTGAGCAGTATCTTGATTATCAAACATGTAAGAAGTAATACTTGTACCAAAATTTGGACGCATGACTCTTTCGTACATAGCCGTTCCAATAACAGATAAGACTCTATCTTGCCAAATCTTTTTCTGGTCTGTGGTATCTGCAACTTTTCCAAAACTACTTAATGAAAAAGGCAAAGATATAGCCGTTTCATTAACAGTTGTTATAGTAGTAGCCATTACTTACCTACCCATCGTCTTGGTGTTACATTGAACCCTGTATTAGTTTGACTAAGCATTGCTGTTGGAGAACTTAAGGTAGAAACTGTTTTTGTACTGGTTATACCAGTTGACATCTCATACGGTATGTTTCTTACAGGTATTGTGCTGGCATTTACGGATCGGGTTGAACTTCCCTTGCTTTTACCCGTTCCATCTGTCATACATGAGAATTCGATCTGATAACGACCATCTGCGGTAATGAAGTGTTCAATCTTTTTAATAATCCAGTAACCGTCAGTTGTGTCTCCAGTGCCGTTTATTTCAACAGTCCTGTATGGAGAAAGTCGAGGATCCCCTTGACCTGCCCCTTTAGCCATAATGTTAAACCTTGACAGTTGTGCTTGAGCATCCACACGTTTTTGAGCCGCAACCACACTATCGGTTATTGTTGTGGGCATTACCTCATTAAATAGTGGGTCTTTAGTTGACGTTCTTAAGGCTTTTCCTACAGCATTAGGCGAGGAAGTAACCTTATAAGTTTTTCCTGTAACAGGGTGTACTCCTGTAACTACCTTTGTACTGCGGTTATGTTGAGCCAGATCTGTGTAGTCTCCGATCCTAGGAGTAAAAGAATCAAGGGTTTGAGCCTTTACACTGGCCCAAGGATTTGAGTAGGGGTCATTGAAAGAAAGTACAGGGATCGTAGTTGCAAACATATCAATCATGGTATCCATTTGATGGAAATGCAGTTCTGTACCAAGCATCTGTGCTACATAACCCACACGTTCCGCAAGTTCTTGGATCTTTTCCCAATACGTATGACCTATCATCGATTGTTGTGCAAACTTTGTAGCATCAGCAGTTACTACTGGTTTTAGTTTAAACTGTTTAGCAATGTCAGTAACAATGTCTGATGCAGACATGTTGGTCCAAATCTTTGTTGCGCTTTCCTTTAGGGCTAACGATGCTCCAATGACTCTTACCACTGTAGTTCTTTGCATGGTCTGTTGAGTTTTTGGTGCCACGTTGTACACGTACCCATATAGGGTGTTTGACTCTGTACCGTTATTCCATACTATTTTTACAGGCACACCTGTTTTAAATGACTTAGTATAAAAAGGGGTAAATTGCGTATACGTAATGTCCACGACATCTTGTTTACCTGCTTCTTGATATATTCTAAGGTTTAATGGTAACAAAGAAAAACTTGGAAAGTCAGGGTAGGTAACACTGAAGGAGGAACCTTGACGGTTCTGAACAGTATTATTCATAAGGAATCCTTATTAAGGTTCCTGGCTCCATATTAAACGGGTCAACAATCTCTGGATTAATGTCCAAAATCTGCCACCAATACTCAGAGTTATTTAAGAACTTGTTTCCAATAAGGTCCCAGCGATCTGTAACAACCCAAGTATACAAAAAGTAATTTACAACATAGGTAGGAAAAACGCGGTAAACGGTTACTGAGTAATTGTTTGTTCTTGCATTCTCTGCTTTAGCAAGTGTTGCGTCGGCATATCTACTATCTAAATAGATCACAGTTATCCTCCAAAGGTAGTAGCGCTAGAGTTAGAGGCAATTGCTTTTTGGTCTGCAGTTGTTGTAGGTGTGTCGTAGTACCTTGTACATTGAAGATCAACCTGTGACCAGATAGGTACCATTCGACTATTAAACATGATGTGAGTAACAGTTAGGTTAGAAATACGAACCCTATAACGTAGTCCGTCTCCCAGGTGAAGTTCTACAGCAATGTTAGATATCCAACCTCTATCGGCTGTAGTTCCATTTAACGTTGATTTAAAGTCAGCATTAAATCCCATTACTACACGGAACAAGTATTCCAAGTCATACATGGTGCCTTTTTTGTAAATCTCAGCAAGTTCTTCTGGATCTGGGTACATACCGTATGGGCTACCTACTTGACCGTTAATTACAGAGTTAGCGTTATCTACGCCTGTGATACCTGTGTTTGTAACCGTGTCTGTAGTAAAGTGACCATCTTCTGTAATGTACTTAAAATCTTCAATTCTATTTAGATAAAGAGTAAAATTAATAGTGCTGCTAATTAAACCTAAAGCCATAGGGCTTGCGGCATCAAGGCCTAAAGATTCATAGGTAGGATTAACTTCTGCTGAAACACCCCAGTTCATAGTTACTGACGTTGGGTTATACATAAACTTAAATCCATAAAGATTTAAATCAGTAGGTACGTTGTTACCAGCGCTTTTGTATTGTGCAGCGATATCTTTAGTTGAGTAAGTTCTATCCATTTGGATAGTACCTCTTCCACCTTGTCCATTTTTCCAAGCCTTTGCAGCATCGGCGTATGCTCCTGGATCAACAATGATTTCATTTCCAGTTCTAATTCCCCTAGGGTTACTTCCACCTGTAGAGACAACATCTGCTCCTGGAAACTGCTGTACACCACCGTGAAAATAAGCGGAAGAAACCATAGGAATGTTGTACTTGTACTTTGGTGGCGTTGGCTTTCCACCGCTTCCTGGAGGGGGTGTTCCACCTGGGTTTACTGAACTCTTCGAAGCAGTTGACTTTGCTGTTTTTATTTCTTTTGTGGTGTGAGTTTGTTGGTAAGATAAAAGGGTACTAGCCAAACTTTCAAGTGTTAAAATGTTTGCTTTCATAGCAGCATTAGTTTTAGTAATATTTGCGTTTGCAGCATTGTAAGCCGCCTGTGCATCAATTACCGCTTGACCTGATCCAGTTAATATAATGTGTTTTTGTTTGGCGGCTTCTTCTTGGTACGCTGCCATTTGTGCAATTAAAGTATCTTGTAAAGCATTAAGAGTTTTTTCTTGAGTTAACTCTTTTCCATAAACTAGTTCTCCTTCAGCAATAGAGATAGACTTGCTGATAGGTGACGACGTTGTTGCAACTGCTAAAGGGTATGGATCACCAGGTGCAATAATGTAACTAGCAGGTCCAATAATGTAACTAGGTTGACGTGGTGGTACAGACGCCATTATTTTCCTCCAGCCATTGATACGTCTTCGTAATCGCTCAACTGAGCACGAACTTGTTTTGCCAAAGTAACTGCATCTACACTGCTACTTATATTCATTACAACTGTTTTGTTATACACAGGGCTAGAGTTTGACCCACCTGTGCTCATATTTGGGATAGATGCTCCATAACCTACAGGTCCTCCACCAATGTGTGTTCCCCAACTACTTTTATTAACTAGTTGAGCAAAAGATTGTGTACTTGTTTTTCCACCTTTAAGTGCGTCTACAATTGGATCATAACCATAGGAGGTATGTCCTCCACCTGTAAGTGTTGATACTGTGGCGGCAATTCCTTGTTTCCAACTTGAGTACGCTTGAACTCCTGCAGAGTTGTTAGCAATGCTTGATGACCCAGGCATCCTTAAAGTTGTGTTTAAAGGATTATAACTCGCTGTGTTATGCCAGTTACCACCCTCTGCAGCAAACCATGTAGTTAAATCTTGAATATTTGTTTTGTTTGTAGGAGCGCCTAATGCACTGAGCAAAGCCTTTGCAACGCTTTGTTGACTACCTGACCCAGTAACTGGAACAACTTTTCCACCTGACGATGTTGCAAATCCTTGTGAATAACTTCCAGGGCCACCCGATGCTCCCGTAGCGCCAGTAGCAGCACCCCCTAATACAAGGCTTGGATCAATAGGGTTGTTAGAACCATTACGTACTTCAAAGTGCAAACAAGGTCCAGTGCAGTTACCTGTTTGTCCTGACTTACCGATGAGGTCTCCTGCTTGAATGGTTTGACCAAGTCGTACTAATTTTTGACTTAAGTGTCCGTAAATGTATTGAAGTCCGTCAGTTCCATTAATAACAATTGCAGTTCCGTAGTCAGCACTTAAAGGCATTCCAGATACTGTTCCACCCATTGAGGCTTTAACGGGTGAACCTACAGGTACTGCGTAGTCAAGCCCCTTATGAACTCCTTGAGTAGAACTCCAGGCTCCCCCTCCACCCTTTGAGTTGAACCCAGCAGAAACCATTCCTTGAACTGGAGGAGTTTCACCATTGCTTGTTTGTGAGGTACCAGATATAGACGCGCCGTAACCAATAGGTCCACCACCTACTGCTGCTCCTGCTTCCAACACAACAGGTGCCGCTTCTTCTATAAAAGGTACGACTTCTTTAGTCATAAAACTTTCTATGCCTTTTAAGATGCCTTTACTAGCAACCTTAGACCCAACAATTCCTCCAACAATGTTGCCCGCAGCACCTAATACGCTTTTAGCACCTGAAGCAAGTAGCCCGCCAGCAGTTGCAGCACCCGCCCCTACATTAGAGCCGCCAATTCCGCCGATCAATCCTCGAAGGTATCCAAGGCTTGTTGCAAACTTAGCAAGTTCTGTATTTACTTTGGTAACCACTGCCGCTGCTTGATTAAATCCTTTGATAACTCCACTTTCAGAAGCCTGCATTAGGTCTGTTGTAGAAGACGAGATTGCCATCTGACCAGCAAGTGGGTTAGTGTTTCCTGCTCCTGCGCTTGATGTTGTTTTACTCGCAAGGTCTGGGTTTTGTCCAGAAGCGATATCAAGGAATGCCTGCTTAAAGATTGTCTGTTGGTCAGAAGACAAGCCCATGTTTGCTAGGTTGGCTCCTGCAAATCCGTACTCTAAAGAACTTTGTACTTGAGACTTAGTAGCGCCATTAACAAAAATGCGCTTGTAAAGTTGTTGTGCGATCTGACCTGTAGTCAAGGCTGCACCTGTTGTTGGGTTAATCGTGTTGATTCCATACTGGTATAGGTTTGCACCCATCTGACCAGTTTGTAGTCCACCGATAGCAGCGGCTGCTTGAGCGTTACCCATTCCTAGGTACTTAGATGCCCCACCGACTTGCTGAACAGCCTGCGTATAACCAAAACTTCCAGGAGCCATTCCAATGCCCTGGGTAAGGATCGCAGCAACCGCAGCATCAGATCCAGCATACGAAAGCCCGCCACCCAATGCGCTGAGTGTTTGGTTTTGTAAAGCCGCACGGGAAGTACCTACTCCACCATAGAGTCCTGCTTGATAGTAACCAGAAGCACGGGTAAGGACATCGGAAGCAGAAGGCATAGCAGCATAGCCGCCAGCAACTGGTGCCAAAGCCATCTTTGCCAATCCAGCCATTCCAGAACCAACATTAGCAAGAAGGTTTCCATAAGAAAACCCTCCCATAGACCCAGTGAATTGATTACCAGAGATTCCCATACTGCCCATAAGACCAGTAGCAGGAAGACCATTAGCGTTATCTGCGCCTGTACCTGGCCGAGAACTTGCTTGACCTAAACGGGTAGAACCACCCATCGCATTAAATGATTTGAGCATTTTGCTTCCACCGCTAGTCGCAGTGGTAGTCATCTTTTCAAAACCTTGAGTTAAGGAAGTGATCTTTTTGGTTAGGTCGTCGACAGCCTTACTCAGGGCTTCTATATGCCCGATGTCTTCGTTAGCCATGACTCACTCCCTTTCTCTACTTTATCTTGGCTATTTCTAACCAATTCTTTCTTTCTCTTCTCGATAACTGCTGTATTTCAGTTAACGTCCATCCTTGATACAACCGTGTCAGCGCCGCCCACTCAGCAAGAACGTGCTCATATGGATCAGCGCTAGAGTCGAAACAAGGTTCCCAAATTAACGGGAACCACAACCTCACCTTCACAGTCGGGACAAGCGACTGTCAAGTCATCAAACTGTGGGCCCACAACACGGGCATTGACTGCATCCAAAATAGTTCTGCGATCAACCATGTTAAGGTTTTGCACCTGTAACTTACTCAGTACAGGTTGTCCATCAATTTGAAGTAATGTGTTCTCTAAAAGAATGGTTGCTAGTTCTGCAGCATTTTTATCAGTGGCTGTAAGTAATTCACGCTGTACAACGCCTGTAGGCAATTGAACTGTGAACTCGCTTCTCTTACCTTTTACGGTAAAGATGCGGTCAGCAACTGGGTCTACCAATACTTTGACTGGAATGTCCTTGTCAATATCTACCTGAACAATCTTTATCTCACTACATCCACCGCACCATGTGTTGATATCTGCAGTCTTTCCAAAAGTTGCTTTAAAAATTCCAAGCAAGATCATGTCACGATCACCAGACAATAACTTGTCTAGTAAAGCCTCATCAGCATTGAGATTACCAACCTTAACAAGTCCTCGTTGAAGAACTGTTAAGACTACTCGTCCTGGGTTAGAGGCTCTTGCGATAGCCTCTTCATCTCTTCCAGTAAGTTCTCTTACCTCAGCGGTTCGAATAACCTCCCCAGTAGGTAGTACATACCCACCAGGAAGGTTAACCGTTGTATCCGAAGGAGGCTGGATACTTACTTCTACTTCTTTTTCTGCTTCCTTATCCAACTTAGAGAGCATGTCGTTTACCATTGCGGGATTTTCCGCTGCATGAATTGTGTTAGTCATTGTGGTCCTTTAGTCAGTTATTAGGAGTTAGATTCTGCTGCTGCGCTTGTTGATAGATCTGGTGCCCATGTAACGTCAAAGCCTTCGTGGACGAGTGTCATCTGTTCTACGAACAGAGCGTTATCGCCAGCGTTTAGGTCTGAGTATGCAACTGATGTAGGCCATGCGTTGAACACTGTAAAGCGCATTGCTGTGTGGTCAGTTGATGAGGCGTTTGTTTCAGTTACATCTGAACCCGCTGATGGAATTGGATGTGACAAAACTTGGATGCTAACATCGCAACGGAAGTTTGTTGAAACTGAACGGGTTGATCCTGAAGAGTTGACAGTTGCAAACAACTGACGCATCCAATCCCAGTTTTGATGGGTGTTCAGGATTACTCCACGCTGAAGTGTAAGTGGTGTAAATGTTGTTTGACCAGGGATCTGATGAACAACTGTGTTGTATCCACCT